GATTTTCCTGTGTTAGCTGCTACGTCTGTAGCTATATCAATTCCGTCTACTGTCCCTGTTACTTCTAAATTTCCAGTGATTGTTGTAGTTGCTGTTGCTCCGTCTATTCTTAATCTCTCTGTCTTTACTCCCCCGTCGTTTACGTAGTGAACTTGGTCACCATTTAAAAAAAGATTATATATCTCATTATCCCCCGCATTTAATTGTTTAATAATAGTTTTATTTGCTTCTGTACTATTGGCTAAAACTCCGATTTCTGCGTCTTGCCCTGCCACTCCTACAATATGGACTTTAGTATCTACTGCTGCGGTCTTCCCGCATAAATGCATATGGTCAGCCGTAACGTTTTCTATTAAACCGAAACACATTTCATTTGGGGTATTAGTTGTCTTAAAAGTTATTTTAGGGTTACTTGCGTCGGCTGTTTCTAATTTAAGTGTAGCGTCTGTCTTAGTAATATTAATATCAGAAGTCACTGGGTCGGGTATTCCCCCTGCTCCTGCTACGGCGTCATCTACATATTTTTTATTTGTAATATCATAGTCATTTAAAGGCACTTCTCTTTTAAGTCCTTTAATGTGTTCTCCAGAATTATTTGGTAATACCATACCGCTGTTTTCTATGTGGGGGTGAGTTTCTACAAATCTTTCAGCTTGCCTAGTGTTTCTTATAATACTATCTGCGCTTTGATGTCTTGCCATTTTACATTAACTCCTTATCTCGTTGTAATACGATTGTTTTAATTCCTAGTTTTCCCTGAGCTATTAAGTCTGTTTTTCTTCCTGTCTGCGTCTGTGTTTTAGCTGTTAGTCCCTCTTCAATAGGCCAATCTGTTCTTAATTCCTTTTCGCCGATTGTATTTGTCATAGAAATATAGAGAATTAAAGTTAATAAACTTTATGCTGCGGCTCCTGTGCTCTCAGCTGTTAAAGCTGTATTTAATAAAGCCATAGTAGCGTATTCTACAGAAGTTGAGGTAATATCTCCAACACTCATTTTAAGCTGCGAAAGTCCCCGATGGATTTATAATTCCTTTTTCTGCTAAGTCTCTAATTAAAGTAGCTACAACGTCATTAACAATAAGGACGGATGTTGCGTTAGCATCAAAATTATAACTTTCTACAAAATTAGTAACTGCAAATTTAGTCTGAGTTAGGTCTTTCTCATTTGCGGGCATTAGTTCTTCCCCTTAGATTTAGTTTCTTGAATAGGCGCTTCTAATTCAGGATTTCTTTTAAGTAAAGCATCAGCGTTCTTTTTAGCTGTTTCTCTTATTACACTAGTTGCGGTCATACCTCTATCTAAATGAGGTAGTGCTTCGTAATTAGCCTCTAAGTCTCTAAAATGTTTATATGCGATTTCTCTATTTTTTTTAGTCATTTTAAATTTTACCCTATAGTATCAGAAATAACGTGGACTGCGTTTGGGTCGTGAAGTAATAACTCTCCCTCTTCTTTTACTCTAATCTTAACTCCAATTAAAGGCTCTACTATCTTTGCAGATGTTATTGGTGTAAAAGATTTCCAAGTAGCTGCTCTTGTAGGCACCCACTGATAAACCCAATCAGTTGTAAATATTTCATCTACTATTACGCTGTTTCCTAAGATTTCCATAACTACTCCTGTTCTTAATTTTTCACTTGAGAAACTAGGAATACTTGAACCTTTAACATTGATTAAATATGATATTAAAAATTTGTGTTCTATTGAATTCATAGCTATAACTGCTTTGTTTGCATCATATCCTTTTTGTCTAATCATCATTTGACCATTAAGAATATCTAAGATAGGGTTAGCTGTTGCTACTTGGTCCCAGCCATCAGTTGAAGCTGTAGTTTGAACAGTTGTAGCTGCTGTTAGTGGTTGAGTTGGTGTAGCTGCTAAGCAATTAAATAGAATTTCAAACATCCTAAGACCTACTTTTCTTTGAACAGACCTAACTAAATCTCTAATTGTTGTAGTAAGTAAATCTACATCATTATCTTTTAAATCTGAATTTGATAACATAGGACTTTCTACGAAGAACTCTTTAATATAACTTGTATGTCTAGTCCAGCTTTGCTCTGCTATAAATGGTCTTCCGCCTGAGGTGTTGGATATTAATGTTCCTGCAGTGTCATTAGTTGTTGCAGTGTCTATAAATCCTGAGGTTTTTTGATACCATCTTAATTCTCTTGCTCCAGCTTTACTACTTCCTAAGAAACTTTTAAGCACATTTGGTTCTAAGTCTGCATAACCTTTTGCTAGCTTATCAATATCAATTCCCCTTATGTCTGCTTCGCCTGCTATGTCTGCCATTTAACTAATTGATGCCCCAATATTTAATTTAAATAAGAAAGTTTGTCCGTCTGCATTTGGAGCTTCTAAAGCATAACCTAATCCTGTTGCTCCTGTAGATGTAGTTTGAGTTGTTAATCTTCCTAAGTCTGTTGCTCCAGACATTAAAGGGGCTCCGATTAATATAGCTGCTTTAGCTACGCCTTTGAATATTCCGCCCATATAAACTTTAATAGAAGTTTTACCATCATTTGCAATTTTTTCTTCTGCTGCAATTCCTGCTATCATTTTAGTAGTTCCTGAAACTGCGATAGCTGTCATACTTTCAGTAAGCTCTAAAACTGTTCCTTTTGGTATTGCTGTCCCATCTGCACATTTAAAATTAATAGGAAGTTCTGTCTCGACCATTAGTGTGCACTCATTTGCCATAAATTATGGCTAATAATAAAGTATTTAAATATATCGGTTAAATTGAATTTAGGATATCTACACAAGTTTATTCTCTTTTATCTTTTTATTAGATAATTCAATTAGAAGTTCTGCGATTTCTCCGTTAATTTCTGCACTTAGTTTTGCTTTTACTTGTGCTTCTAAGATTTCTGTCCACGCTGCCTCTAAGGGAGTTCCTATTTTTACGCCTGTTTCTTTATCTTCTATTGCCATTTTAAAGTCCCGATGATATACGCTCAGCGTATTCTGCTTGAGTTTCTCCCTTTTCTTCTGTGGCTTGTCCTGCTTCAGTTACTCCGTATTTCCTCGCTTCTTCGGTAGCAATTTCCAATCTATCTGCAGCCTCATTAATCTTAAGGAGCCTCGCATCTTCGTCCGCTTCCCTCTGTGCCCTAAGTTCTTCCTTTGTAAGTTTTTTTTCATTTTCATCCATTTTTATTGACCCCCTTTCAATTTTAAGTTCCCATTTTTAAAACTAAGACATCTACGGTATCTTTAGCTGTATCTATTCCCTGCAGTAAAATTTCTTCTGCAGGCCATAGTTTAGGATTATAACGTGTTGTTAATTCTACATAGTCTCTTGCCATTTTAATATTTTTGTATGCTAGTGTTACTAACGCTTCTGCTTTATCAGGAGTAATAAGACCCTGATTTATTCCATAAGATAATTGGTTCATTTGGAAAGACGTAGCACTAGCTATATTATCTACTGCTGCCCACGTCGCTAACTCACTAGGTTCTAATGCAAAGCTATTTACTCCGAATAATAATGCAACGCTTCCTACTAAGTGTAGTGTTCCCCCGATGAATACTGCTCCCCCTAATGCTATAGTTGTTCCCATAGCTTTACCGAAATATGTTTCTGCTAAGTCAGCTGCGCTAGTTCTTCCGTATTCTTTTCCTGAAAATAATTCTATCCCAGCTGTTATTGTATTTCCTAAAATTGTAGATGGTGTTAATCCTACTGTAGCTATTTTTTCTATAAATGTTCTATCTGTTAAATCTCCAATTACTTTATTTACATTTGAATTTCCTATTTTAATAACTTCTAAGGGCGCATTTTTTTCTTCTTCTGTGTTATTTTTTACTAAAAATGTTTTCCCATTTCTTACTTCGTATTGCCCTGAGTTTGTTTCAAAGGCTGTTAATTGTTCTCTTGTTAAACTATGTCTATCAGCGTCGGGTATTCCTAGTCTTTTTGCTTTAGCTGCGCTTATTGTTATATTTCCTATTTCTCTTTCTACGTATTCTATGTCATCTTCTCCTGATGGAGCTACGTAAGTTTCCCCTCTTTCTTTTGCTTCTATTGCTGCAGTTAATAATGCTGATGCTTCTTCTTTAGAAATTTCAGGGGGATATGCTACTCCTAAGGCATCTAAATAATTTAATTGCGGAGCTGTTGCTGGGATAATCGGAGCTACTATTGGAGTAGGTTCGGGAGTTGGTTCGGGAGTAGGCGTAGGAGTTGGAGTTGGAGTTGGCTCAGGCACTGGTTCAGGAACAGGAGCGGGGGCAGGAGCGGGAGTTGGAGCTGGAGCTGGCATTGGAACAGGAGTAGGTTCAGGTTGAGGAACAGGTGTAGGCGGAATTATTGGAGCTGGAGCTGGTTCAGGTGTTGGAGTAATAATTGGAGTTGGTATTGGAGTTGGTAGTGGAGCTGGTTTTTCTGCTTCTGCTTTAGCGGCAGCTGCTCCCTGAACAGAATTTGGAGAAAATTCTCTTCCCCCTTTACCTACTCCTGAGGTTCCTGTAGAGCTACTATATTTAGAGCCCGCTCTATTTTCTTCTTTACGTTTAGCTATCATTTCTGCCTGTCTTTTCTTTTGTTTTTCACTTAATACCATTTTATTTTAGTTTTTTTTGTAAATTATTTATTGCTCTTGTATTTGCGTCTAAGACTATTTTCATATCTTTATAAAATTTGTATTTGTCTGCTAACAAAGTTATAGTCCACAATCCAAGTATGCCATAATTTAATAAATGTTCTTCTATCATTGTCCGCTCCCTGCCGTTGTTTCATTTGGCTTTATTTTAGTTGCTCCATCTTTAGCTTTATCAGATAGTAACTCATTTTCTAAACTTGCAGGAAATTCTAAGTTAATAGTTATTCCTAATTGTATTCCTACTTGTTCTTCTATGAAAAGTTGTTCTTCTTCTATTGTTTGTTGAAAAGCTAAATATGCTATTTTTGCTGATGCTTCTGTAAATTCTCCACTTCCCCCCACTATAATTTGTGGTGTTCCGCAGGCCTCGTAGAATTGTTTATTTAAACTTTCAATCCACGGCAGCGGGTTTAATGTTGCATTTGGAGCTAAAGATAATTGTTCTGGAACTACAGCATCTTTAGGGATATACATATTTTCTCCTTTTCCCCTCGCTGCATCCATTTTAGTTTTAAAGTTAGCTATCTTTGTTTCGTCATCTGTGTCTAAGTGAAATATCATCATAGGGTCTATATTTCTATGTAGCACTCTTTGATAATCACCCATAGCTTCATTACGCATTAAGATAATTACTTCTAATTCTTCTATAAGACTTTGGCCGTGTATTTCGTCGGCTACTCTATTTCTTGCTAGATGAAACATCTCCTCTATCTTTATTTTTTTATTTGGAGTTTTAGTTTTTGATACTTGTTCATATCTTATTATAAATCCTTTTTGATTAACTACTATTTTAATTGTAGCTGGGTCTAGGGGTTTTAAATTAATAAATTCTTTTTTCTTATTTCTTATTATTTCTGCAAAGAAGTCGCCGCCTATTTGATATGTTCTTATAGCATTTTCTAAGATAGTATCAAAAGTATCTCTTCCCCATCCCCTTATTGTTTTTAGATGCAGTTTAGTGCTTACTGTTGCATTTATTCCTTTTCCTATAGTCCAAGTAGCTTTAGCATCTATTGCCCTTTTTAGTTCAGGGATTGTTTTATAATATCCAAAGTAATCTCCCCACTTACTATTTATCCACGTAGTCTCTTTTTGTTCCCCTGCTGCATCTGTGCTCATACTAGCTACTGAAAAGTCTGTGTGTGCATCTTCACTTGCTATTGTTTGGTTTATGTTTGTTTCTGTCATTTTAATTTCTGTCGTTCCATAGAGTTATATTTCTTACTCTTACTCTATTATCATCTCCTGTTCCTGCTTCTCCTACGCAATCTGCTCTTACTAATAATTTTAAAGTTGCATCATCAGGGATGTTTGTAGTATTTGTCGCAGCTAGAACCCCATTTACGAACCACTTTACTGCTTCTTTACTTATTTCTAATCTATGATGGCAGTAATTATCTGAGTATATTCCTGTAGCGTAGTATGCGCTTTTTGTATCTGTTCCATCTTTTTTAGTTACTAATTGAGCTTGGTACCCTGAACTATCGTGATATACCCCTACACAATCCGCAATATCTCCTACTTCATCCGAAGCGGTCATTAATCCAATAAATTCGTTTGCAGTATTTGTATAATCGTGTTCAAATAAACTATCAAATTCTATAACAAGATAAGGATAACTAGTCATAGTCCAAGAAGAAACACTTATAATATAAGCATACCCCCCATCAGTATTTTCGGCAGCACATCCTAAAACTCCGCTTCCTGAGCTTATAGCTGAACCGCCCCCGCCATATCCATTATCCCAAACCGCAGCACTTATA